CAGCAGGCTGAGCGCAATCGCTATGGAAACTGTCGAAATCAAACATCGCATGATTACTTTCCTCTGAATCCGCGTCTCATGACCGGTTTCATATGTTGGCCATCGCCTCGTACTTACCCGCGGAAGTTTGCGTTAGCAGCGAGCGGGGATGCCAAGTGGATCGAATGTAGCGAGACTTCTGCAAGTAATCACTAGCAAGTGCCAGGCAAGTAATGAACATGGCCTCCCCAGGGGGAGTGTTTGAATTGGCACAAAACAAAAAAAGAGAAAAAAACGCGGGAAGCCAATGGCAGAGCGGGATTCGACCGATTTAGGCAATTAACGGAAGTGGCACAAAAAACGCGCAAAAACGGTCTAAAAGCGTCATTTTTTGCGCGAAAAGTGGCACAGAGTTAACGCGTTTCTGATGCAAATAGAACGCAGGCGGTGCGGAGGGCTTCAAGGCGTTGCAGAAAATCTGGATGCTTCACGGCGAACGGCGTCCAGGCGGCGACTAGCTCCAGGATTTTCCCGGCCAGGTCTGGATTCAATGGCTCTTTGAGCTTCGATTCCGCAACGCGCAATACCACGGAAAGCATCTGTAGCCGCTCTTCTTCGGTTGGATCAAGAAACGCAAGAACTGGGTCTCTATCCGCTGCCGGCGCGGGTTCGGCGTAATACAGCTTGCGGCCATCGGCCCGGACTCGGAAGCCGCCACGCTCATCGCCGAGGCCGATTTCCCCTTTGCGGCGTTGCTCGATCAAGGCCATGACATGTGGCGGCGGCTGGTATTCACGGCGCAGGCCGCCACGGCCTTTGCTTCTGACCTCGCGGTATGGCCATTCCTGACGCTTCACAAGCATATCCCACCCCTGACGACTGACAGGGTATCCAGGCAGATTCATGCTTGCGAGGTCATCGCAAGAATAAGCAACGCCTGTTGCTAATTCATGCATATTTATAAGTCCTTGATTTTGCAATAAACACAAAAAATTAATAAGCAACGCTTGACAGTTGCTAATTGCTTTACCAGAATGGCTGCATGTCAAACACGAACGAGTAATCAGACATGGCAAAAAAACCAGCCTCGAAAGACTGGACGCCCGCCGCGATCAAGTATGCGCTGCACAGCAAGAACATCACGCTGCGTAGCGTCGCCCTCGCCCACGGTTACCAGGACATCGACTCGCTGCGTCCGGCGCTGGTGCGGCCGTATCCGAGGGCGGAGCGGCTGATTGCCGAAGCAATCGGCGCCCTGCCTAAAGCAATATGGCCGAGCCGTTACAACCTGGACGGAACGCCGAAGTCCGGACGCGGAGAGCGCGGATTAGGACGCTACAAGGCCAAGTCTAGCAAAGCACCCAATGGGTGTACTGACAACAACGGAAGCGGCATTTGACATGACTTCCGACGTTGACGTCCGAACTTCTGATTTATTTGCCGATGCGCCGAACCGGCCCGGTGCGCTGGGCTGCGCGATCGAGATTGCGGCCAGCATTGGCGAGGCTCTGGAGCGGGTGCGCAAGGAACGTGGGATGACGCGCGAGCAGGTGGCGGAGCGGATGAGCTTTCACCTGGGCGAGAAGCTCAGCGAAAACATGCTGAACAACTACGTCAGCCAGGCGCATGGGCAGCATGAAATCAGCCTGCGCCGGGCGATGGCACTGGATGCGGCATTGAGCGGCGACACGCTGCTGAATCTGTATGCAAGAAAGCGCGGCGAACGCGCCGTGATCAACCAGGACGATGCGGCGCTGCTGGAATGGGCGCGGCTGCATCACCAGGAACGTGAACTGGCCGAGCGCCGCAAGGTGCTGGAAGCGGCCTTGAAAGTGAGGGGGATGAAATGAGCGCGCTGATCAAAACCACCGCCACCCTGCTGGCCTGGGCGCGGGTACACCCCAGCGCCGCCGCCGTGCTGGCGAAGGCCCTGAACGAGCAGCCGAATGGCGGGATGACGGTTTATGTACCGCGTGAGCCTTCGTCTGCGCCCACTTCCAGCCAAGCCGATTCCAAGCGGTGATAGAGGCCAATGATGCGGTCATGCACCTGGTCTTCCGGATTCGCCACGCGGCCGCCAATGTCGCGGTTGGCAATGAACTGCGCGGTCAAATTAACTGCCATGCGAAACAGTTCTTCTCTAGTCATTGAGGGTGCTCCCGTAAAAAGTGGATGGATGCCAATGTCGAGTCGGCGCATGCACTCTAGCGGGCGGCCCCTCGCCCAACAACCGGCGGTGCAGCCATGAGCGAGAAGACGCACTACACCTGCGCCGAGCTGGCGGCGTTGAAGCTGCCTGGGTATCCGGCAACACGGCAGGGCTGGGAGAAGATAGTCGAGCGTGAAGCCTGGGAATACCGCGAAGAAAAATCGCGTGGCCGCAACGGCGTGACGCGGCTGTATCTCCCCCCCGAATCCGTATCCAACCTGATCGGCAAGCTCACCCACGCCCGCACCCAGGGCGCCGATGCCCGCCACACGTTGGCGGCGCGGAATATGGCGCATGCGGAAGTGGTGGCCGAGCAGGCGCGCAAACAGGCGGTGACCGCCGACCAGTTGATGGGCTTGTTGACGCCCAAGGGGCAGGAGAAATTCGGCGCGCATTACGACGTGCTGCTGGCCTGGCGCGACTGGTTTGCGCAACAGTTGGCACAGACGCCAAAACTCGGCCGCAATGTGGCATTCGGGCAGTTTGCCGAAGCCTGGAATTCCGGCCAGATACCGGCCAGCGACAAGGCAAAATCCAAATACCCGGCGATCTCCATGCGCACGATTCAGCGCTGGGTGCTGGAAAACGAGAAAAACGGCCTGGCGCCGGTGGCGGACATGCGTTGCAGCGGGGCCAAGCGCAAGAAAAGCGTGTTCGAAACAACGCCGCTGCTGCATGACGTATTCATCGCCATCCTGAGCGAGAAACCGCACATCCAGAGCATTGACCTGCTGGCGATGCTCAACAAATGCCGTTACGACCGCGCCACCGGCGAGGTGTTGTTTGCCCCGCTGCAATATGACCAGGTGACGCGCTACCGCGCCAAGTGGAGCGCGCAGAACGCCGCCGCGCTGATGCTGACCACCAACCCGGACCAGTTCAAGAGCCGCTATCTGTCCAGCCTGGGCCAGGCCGACGCCGATGTGCACCGGATGAACCAGTTGTGGGAGATGGACGGCACTCCGGCCGACTGGCTGCTCAACCACGGCAGCGGCAAGTCGCGCTACACGGCCAGCGTGGTGATTGATGTCTGGAGCCGGCGGCCGATGATCCGCTTCAGCCGCACCGCCAAGACCGAGACCAACAAGCTGTTGATGCGCGACGCGGTGCTGGCCTGGGGCGTGCCGGACGGCCAGGTCAAGACCGACAACGGCAGCGACTACAAGAGCCACGAATTCCGCCTGTTTCTGGAAGAAATCGGCGTTGAGCAGGTGTTTTGCCCACCGTTCAGCCCGCAGAAAAAGCCGCATGTTGAACGCTTCATAGGTACTTACCTGCATTCCTTGCTGGAAGTGCTGGATGCGTTTGTCGGCCACAACGTGACTGAACGTAGCGCCATCGACGCCAAGAAAACCTTTGCCGAGCACTTATTCAAAAAGGGTGGCGCGGTCTCGGTGGATTTGACGGTGGAGGAACTGCAAGCCCTGTCGGATGCGTGGGTCGAAGGCACCTATATGCAGCGCGAGCACCGCACCCTGGGCATGACGCCGTTTGCGCGGGTGGCCAGCTCCACCACGCCGATCAAGCGGATTGAAAACGAGCGCGCGCTGGACATGCTGCTGATGAAGCCGGTGAAAAAGCCGCCGACGATCAGTGCCAAGGGCATCCGCTACGAACGTGTCGACTACATCCATGAAGAGTTGCCGCTGCACGCCGGCAAGCTGGCCGACATTCGGCTGGACCCGAACGACATGGGGCGGATTGTGGTGCGGGTGGATGGCCAGTTCCTGTGCGTGGCGGTGAATGCCAGCCTGGCCGGCGTTCCGCGCGCCGAGATCGCCGCCAAGGGCCACGCCAAGCAGCAAGACTGGATGCGCGACACCCGCGCCATGTTCAAGAAGGCCAAGAAAGGCTTGGTCAGCCCGGATCAATTGGCGCGCGAAATCATCATGGAACGCGCCGCCAAGGCAGGCAAGTTGGCGCACCTGAAGCCGCGCGGCGAGACGCACACCTCCGCCGGCCTGGACGATGCGGCGCGCGTGGTAGCGGCGCAAGACACGCCGCCGGCCTTCAGCGCCAAGGCGGAACAACTGATCGCCGAAGCGAAGGCGCTGATGACCCAGTTCAACCCGAAGGCGGACGTGCTGCAGATGCCCAGCCCGGCCGACCGGATGGGCGCGGACAACCCGCTTTCCGGCTTCTCGGATGAAGAGAAATACACGTTGTGGTTCGAGCTGGATGCGGTGGCCAGCGCCCACCACACGGCCGGTCACTGCAATGGCCTGTGTGATGGGTGTGCCGGCGTCTGCTTGCCGCATGACTGGCAGCGGCGGTTCCGCGCGGGATTTCACAAGACCAGCAAGTTTGCCGCGATGAAGGTCATGAAAGAGGCCTTCGGAGCGGGAAGTTGAGGGGTTCGACGGCGGCTGCCACCGCCATCGAACCGATTTGAAACACATCTACGGAGTCAGTATGAGCAATTTGCAGCAACTCACGCAAGCCGGAAGCGGAATTCTCCCGCTCTCCAACATCGCCGTCGCCGAGCGGGCGCATACCCGGCTGATGAAACGCGGGCCAACCGATCCCGGCCTGGGCATCATGCACGGCCCCTCCGGCACGGGCAAAAGCACGGCGGCGGCCTGGATCACCTCGCGGCACCGGGCCTACTACGTCCAGGCGGACGATTTCTGGACGCGCAAGACCATGCTGATCGCCATTTCCAAGGCGCTCGGGCTGAACTACACGCGTGGCAAGGGCGACAGCGCAAAGGCCTACACGCCGGACATCTACACCATGGCCGAGGCGGTCAAGGCGCAACTGGAATGCAGCCAGCGGCTGCTGATCATCGATGAATTCGACTACTGCGTCGCCAAGGGGTTGGTGGAGTCCGTGCGCAGCCTCTACGAGGGCAGCAAGGCCGCGATCCTGTTGATTGGCGAAGAGATGTTGCCGCAGAAGCTGGAAGCCTGGGAGCGCTTCCACGGCCGCATGCTGGACTGGTTCCCGGCCGAAATGGCCAAGCTGGCGGATGCCCGCATTCTGGCGCAGTCCCGCTGCCCCGGCCTGAACGTGGCCGACAACCTGCTGGAACACCTGGTGGACCTGGCCGCCGGCAGCGTGCGCCGGCTGGGCAACAACCTGGCGCTGATCGCCGAAGCGGCACGGGAAGAAGGCTGGAGCCGGGTTGACCTGGCCACCTGGGGCGGTCGGACGTTGCAGAACAACAAGGCACCTAGGAGGGGCGTGTGATGGAACTCAGCATCGACTTCACTTCCTGTTCTTGGGTGCTTGGCACCAAACACAAAAACCGCATCAACGATGAGCTGCTGTTGCAAGTCGGAACGATGGAAGGCATTGATGGCCTCCGTCTATGTGCGCTCACTCTGATAACACCTGAATACACAGCGCAAATCGGACTTTGTGGGTTTGAGGCCGTACAGATCGGCAATGCCCTGGTTGAGATTGGCCATAAGTTGGAGATTTTGGCCGAGCTTGATTGCCTGGATAGAGGTTTTGAAAGCCATGGATATAAACCCGTCCAGTTTGAAAGGAAGACCCGTTTCGGGCTCCGCAGGAGGCGCACATGAGTCTCGCCCCCATCACCACTCTTGCCGGCGGCAGAAGCCCGCGCCAGCGCATCTGGGAACGCATTCGCATGCACTCCAGCGGCGAGTTCACCGGCGCCGAAGTCACCCCCGGCGACGTTCCCGCCGGCACGGCGCGGGAATACCTGGCCGGGCTGGTTTGTGCGGGATATTTGGCACAAACCCAAGCAGACCGGCGCGGCGTAAAAATCCGCTACTGGTTGACGCGCGATAACGGCATTGAAGCGCCGCGTGTGCGCGCCGATGGAACTGAAGTTGTCCAGGGCCAAGGCAATGAAGGGCTGTGGGGTGCGATCCGGGTGCTCGACACCTTCACCGCGCATCAAATCGCCGACCTGGCGGGCGTTTCGGCTTCCACTGCGAAAAGCTACTGCATGTTCCTGGAGCGCGCCGGGTATCTGACGATTGCCCTGGCCGGTAAGAGCGGCGGCCCCACGATCTACCGCGCTATCAAGAACCGCATCAGTGGGCCGCGCGCCCCGATGATCACCCGGATCAAAGCCGTCTATGACCCCAACTTGCACCAGGTGGTCTGGATGCAGGGCGCGGACGCAGTGGCCGACGAGGTGCTGGAATGAGCCGCGCCCGCCTGACCCCGGAACAACGCGAACGCGCGCTGGCGCTGCTTTGGTCTGAAAAAGATCGGCTGGGCCAGAAGTCCCTGGTCGCCGATCGCATCGGCCTGGGCCGCAGCGCAGTCAGCATGGTCATGGATGGTACTTATCCGGCCAATTCAGATGCCGTGCTGGCCGTAGCACTGGCCCAGCTCGACCGCATCGCCTGCCCCTACCTGGGCCTTGAAATCGAACGCGCTCGCTGCGCCGAGATCAGCACCGGACCCGCCCCGACCTGGGACCCGAACGCCCTGACCCACCGGCGCGCCTGCCAGACCTGCCCGCACAAACCCGAAAAGGAGTCCTGAGCATGACCCCGGAAAAACTGAAATCCCGCATCCAGGTCAGCCTGGTGCTGATCATCATCCTGCTGGCGTTCGCCGCTGCCGGCAGTGGCGACTATGCCGACGCGGTGGCCCTGGAAAACGCGCAACTGCGCGGCGCGGTGGCGGTTTGCCATGCGGCGCGGGAGGTGCAGCCATGAGCCGCGTCCCCTGGACCGAGATAGAGCTCAAGGTGTTGCGCGACAACTACCCGGACAGCCTGACGGCGGACATCGCCCGCGCCCTGGGGCGGCCGGTCGGCCAGGTCTACCAGCAAGCGGCACGGCTGGGCCTGAGCAAATCCGCCGCGTTCTACGCATCCGAACAGGCCCACCGCCTGGACGGCAAGAAGGGCGCGGGAACGCGTTTCGCCAAGGGCCACAAAACCTGGAACGCCGGCATGAAGGGCTTGCAGATTGGCGGCGAGGCAACTCAGTTCAAGCCGGGACACGTAGGAGGTATGGCGGCCAAGCTCTACCAGCCGATTGGCGCCGAGCGCGTCCGGGGTGGCTACCTGTACAGAAAGATGCGCGACACCGGCCCCACGCACCTGCGCTGGGATCTGGTGCACCGGATCAACTGGGAAGCCGCCTACGGCCCCATCCCGGACGGGCATGTCATCGTTTTTCGCAACGGCAACTGCCTGGATGTCGCCGTCGACAACCTCGAACTGCTCAGCCGCCAGCAACTGGTCGCTCGCAACACCATCCACCGCTACCCGCCGGAGCTGAAAGCGCTCATTCGGCTCAACGCAAAAATCAGGAGAAACATTGATGAACACCAGCAATGACATCAGCGCCCTGCGCGCAGCCCTGTTCGAAACCCTGGAAGGACTGAAAAACGGGAGCATTGAAATCGAAAATGCCCGCGCCATCAATGAAACCTGCCAGACCATCATCAACAGCGCCAAGGTCGAGGTGGACTATGCCCGTGCCACCGGGCGCGCCACTGGAACCGGATTTGTACCGATGCTGGATGCCCCACCCGCGCCGGATGCCGGCAAGAAGCTCACGCAAACCGGCGTCAAGACCATCGACGGCACGTCCACTGTTCACCGGATGCGCTGAAATGAAAGCTACCTGCCCTGGCTGCGGCTTCAGCGGCGACCTGGAAGCGTTCATCAACGACGCGCACTGGCGCGCCGCATTGGTGCCCGCGCTGTCCCTGCCCAGCGAACTCGCGCCTTACGTGGTGCAGTACCTGCGCTTGTTCAGCCCGGCCAAGCAGGGCCTGCGCGCCGAACGGGCCGGCAAGATCCTCGCCGAGCTGGCCGACTGCATCAGCCAGGCACGCGTTGAACGCAACAAGGTGCAGCGCGTCGCCCCCTTGCCGCTGTGGAAAGAGGGCATCGAAGAAGTCTTGCTGGCGCGTGACGCCGGCACGCTCGAACTGCCGTTCAAAGGCCACGGCTACTTGTTCCAGGTCGTGCACTCCCTGGCTGGCAAAGCCGCCGGCCGTGACGAACGCAGCCGCGAGACACGGGCGCAGGGAAACACCCCGGTCGGCATCAGCAACGCCCACAAACAGTTCAAACCCGAGCCGGCCGCACCCAAGCCGGCCCACAACCCCGCTGCCGCCGCCAAAGCGCTGGCAGACATGAAGTCCACGCTCACGAAAGGAGCCCTGTAATGCCTGAAATCACCCTCGTCGAAATCCGTGCCGCCGCCGAAGCGTTGGCCCGTGCACACCAAGCCAGCGCCGCCAGCGCCGCCCTGCTGCAAGAAGAATTGAGCCAGGCCATCCAGCCGATCTACAGCCGGCATAAAACGCACCTGGACCACACCGCAGCCGAAGAAGCGCATGCCTACAGCGTGTTGGAGGATCTGATTGCCGGAACCCCGCACCTGTTTGCAAAGCCGCGCAGCATCGCCGTTGACGGCGTGCGCTGCGGCTACCGTAAAGAGGCCGATTCGCTGGACTGGGACGACGATGCCGCAATCATCGCCCGGATCCGCGCGCTCTACCCCGATCAGGCCGATTTGTGCGTCCGCACTCAGGAGAGCGTGGTGGTCGACGCCATCGAGCAGATGGGCGCCGTTGAACACCGTCGTATCGGCATCCGCCGCATTGAAGGCGCCGACCAACCGTACATCACCATCGGCGACAGCGATGTCGAAAAGATCGCCCGCCTGTTCATCGCCGACGCCCAGCGCCGCCAGGGCGAAGACGAAGCGCCGAAGAAGAAGAAAGGCAAAGCCAAAGTCAAAGAAACCGCCTGAAACATGTCATCCAGGAAACCGTGAGCCAACGGAACCCGCCGGCATGGAAACAGCAAAGACGCTCTCCCTTCCCGCAGACCATCGCGGTTTCACGCGCGCCAGGAACCGGCACCCCATCACTCAACCGCAACAGGAGCAACACCATGAACCAGCAACAACTGATCGACGCCCTGACCCTCAAGGCCAACCACACCTACGAACGCAGCCTGACCAAGGCCGACATCAAAGCCGTGCTCGACGCGCTGGATGACATCGTCACGCAACAAATGCAACTCGAAGGCGGCGAAGTGATCCTTCCGGGCATCGGCAAATTCAAGGAAACGCGCCGTGCCGCCCGCACCGGACGCAACCCGCAGACCGGTGCGGCCATCGAGATTGCCGCCAAGAACGGCGTCAAATTTGTGCCGGCCAAGGCGTTGCTGGACGACATCGCCTGACGCTCGTCTCGATCGCCTTGCCGATGCCGGCAGGTCGATCCGGAAGACCTTCAGTAGGTTGGGCTGTCGCCAGAAAGCCCAACGCAACTCACCGTAACCAACCAGGGGAAGCTCACATGAACAAATCCGACCGCGACAAGATCATCAGCAAGATCAAGAACCCCCGCACCGCCTACTTCGCCGCCTGCAAAGCCCTTGGGCTGGACGAGGACGCCCGCCACGCCATGAATATGAACATCATCGGCAAGGCCAGCACCACGGCGTTCAACGCCACCGACTGGCGCAAGATGCAGGCGCACCTGAACAGCAAGACCGGCCAGAGTGGACACAGCAGCCAAACCCCCAACGAATGGGCCTGGGTCGACAGCGCAGCGCCGAATCGACAACCGCAACTGCGCAAGCTGATCATGCTGGCCAAGAGCGCTGGCATCGCGCGCGGCGGGCAGATCGCCTACATCGAAGGCATCGCCAAACAGGCCGCCGGGCTCAAGGGCGCCAGCGCCCACAAGCCCCTGCGCATGTGCGACGCCGCAGAACTGCGCATCCTGGTGCAAGCGTTGAGCGTCTACGTTAAACGGCAAAAAAAGGCAGCGCTGTGAAACTCAACCTGTCGCACCTGCCAAAGAATGCCGTGCTGCTGTCCCAGATCATCGGCCAGGATGCCATGCTGGCGCTGGTGCAGCACTCGGGTGGACGCGAGATTTTCCCCAACCGCGCCGCCACGCGCGCGCACCTGGCAGAGATATTAGGTGAGACCGCCGCCGAGACCCTGGCGCGCATGTACCGCAGCACGCCGTTGCGTGTGCCGCAGTGCAAAGACGCTCTGCGCATCGCCTACCAGGACGACATGCGCGCCGAATACGACCGCCGCACCCGCGCCGGAGAAACATCGCGCAGTGTCATCCAGGACATGGCCGCCCGGCCGCCGTATTACTACGACTGGCGCACCGTAACCAGCATCGTCAACCGACCCGACAGCGGCGGCACGGTGATCGAAACCACACAGGGCAGTTTGTTTTAACCACTGAAAGGAACGCCATGCACGCCAACGCCCAACGAATAAGGTTAGATCGTGGCTCCGCTACGCTTCGCACGATCTAACCTTATTCGTTATGGGTCATTTTTTCTTGCCAAGCGTTAGCTTTATTTCTTTCAGGATGGTTGCGAAATCATCAACTGCAATGCGTATTTCTGAAGGATCAACAACCCTGTGTGTCTCTGGGTAATTGTTCATGGATTTCATCGGATTTCACTGGCCTACCACGCATTGTTGAAACAATGTATTCGTGCCGTTCTTGAAGTTTTTTAACCAGTTTATCAACCGCGTTTTCGGAGTGTGCTGCCATGGACTATCCCAGTTTGGATGAAGTAAAGAAAATGATTGCTCTCGCGGATGAACGCTTGAAATCGTTGAAGGATTTAGCAGGAGGTTTGAACGCATTGGGCGAAGAAGATGCATCAATGCTCCGCATTGCTATTGGCGACGTGATTACACCGCTGAACCTTGCCATTGAGGCAACCTCATAACGCTTTGGTAAGGGGCGCGAGTGATGAACCAACTACGAAGTGAAGTGGCATGTTCGAGCGTCCCGCTTGACCTAAATGTTGGGCTTGGAGGAAATGGAATGGACTGTATTATTTTTCACATTGGCGACACCACGATTCAACTGTCCGATGGTGTGGCGATTTTCACGACGTTCGACACAAAAACGGAACTCGAGCAGTGCATAGAAGTGCCGATAGCACAGCTTACCGATGCTCTGAGCACCGCCAGAATGCTGGTGAAACCATGACGCCCAACGCATGTTATCCCCCATCTGACCAATAACCTGCCAATAGCCATGTTATTGGACACAGGATTTTGTTTTCCCCGCCACTGCCTAACAGCGGCTTCCGCCCCGGCCTAAAAAACCGGGGATTTTTATTGCCCACCGCTGGCCTAAGCCAGCATCCCCCCATCGCGCGCGCGTGGCGAAACTGTCCGCCATGCCTACGCCAGCCCCCATTCCCGCCCCAGCCCGCAACATCCGGCTGATTGTCATTCATTGCAGCGCGTCGCCCAATGACCGCACGTTGTTCTCCGGTCAGTACGGCACGCCCGGATTTCGCAGTCCGGTGATGGAGATCGACGCCTGGCACAAGGCGCGGGGTTTCAAGCGCGACACCTACTGGCGCGGCCGTCAGAATCCGTCGCTTGAAGCCATCGGTTATCACTACATCATCGCCCGCAACGCCGCCGTGTTCAGCGGACGCGCAGAGGACGAAGTTGGCGCGCAGGTCGAGGGCTGGAATGCCGCCAGCTTGGGCATCTGCCTGGTCGGCACGGACAAATTCACCGACCTGCAATGGGCCATGTTGGCGCAGACCGTCGGCGGCATTGCCAAGCGCCTGAACATCCCCGCAATCCCGCCAACGCTCAGCATCCGGGACGGAAAACGCTACGTCGTTACTCCCGGAATCTGCGGCCACAACGAAATCCCCGGTGTGGCGAAGGCCTGCCCTGGTTTCGATGTGTCCGACTGGCTGGCCGGTGGCATGAAGGCCCTACCGGGAAGCCTGGCATGAAACCCTCAGACCTGATCCGCGACGCCGGTACCGGACAGATGTCGCATTCCAAGCTGTGGGCCAATGTGGCCTACTTGACCGGTACGCTGGCCTTTGCGTGGACGGTCTACAAGGGCACTGCCACGGCTGATATCTGGTTGATCTACCTGGGCGTGGTAGGCGCGTCGGCGACTGCCAGCAAGTGGCTGTCGATGCGCTACAGCGTCAACAAACCGGAGGGTAAATCCGATGTCGCCTAGTCTGTGGCTGCGCCTGGTCAGCGTGCTGGCCATCATTGTCCTTCCTGTCGGCCTCTATCTGCTCGGGCTGCACGACGGCCGCGCAGATGAGCGCCAGTCCGCCGAAGCCGCGAAAGTCGCCAGCCTGCGCCGGGCCATAGAGCAGGCGGCGGAGATCGCTCAACAGGATGCCGAAGTCCTCACCTTCCATGAAGCGCGGGCGGAATCCATCCGCGTGGTTTACCGATCACTCAACCAGGAGGCCAGCCGCTATGCGCTCAATCACGATAACGATCCTTGTGGCCTTGATGCTGACGGCCTGCGCCTCTGGACCGCCGCCAATGCCGGCACCATTGCCGCTGCGCCTGCCGCCGCCACACCTTACGCAGCCCTGCCCGGAATTGGCGCAGCCCATATCGGGCGGGTTGATGGATCTGCTGACGAACCACATCGAGGTGGCGCAGCAGTATCAGTTGTGCCGGGAACAACTGCGGACGTTGGCCGAATGGGCATGTTCAGCACCGGCGCCGCCGTGATGGAGTGAGCGATGCGCGAACGTGATCTGTGGAAACAGGAGGCCGTTGCGACGTTGATCGTGCTGGTGATGATGCTGTTGATTGGGGCGCTGCATGCCGGATGAGATCGACCGCGCCCAGTTCCGCGACCAGCAATATCAAGACGATTGCGAGCGCGAGCGGCGCTACCAGGCCGAGAAAAACGCGCTGCCCTATACCGGCAGTTGTTATTTCTGCGATGCCATCCTGCCCGAAGGCCATCGCTTTTGCGATGTCGACTGCCGGGATGGCTACGAACATGAAATCAAACTCAAACGCATGCAGGGGGTGAAATGAGCCTGGACGAAATGAAATTCTGGGTCATGGCGGGCTTCCAGGTGCTCAACGCCGTCGCCAGCAGCGGCCTCTGGTTATACGTCCGCTATGGTGACCGCAACAAGCAGATCGACCGAAAATTCGAGACAGTCGAGAGCAAGTTCGACGCCCGTCTGGATGAGCAGGACCGCGTCATTTCCCGCCTCACCGGCATGATCGAACGGGCGCCGACGCATAGCGACCTGTCCAAGCTGTACGACAAGGTCAACACCACGGCGCAAGCGGTCAGCCAGATGTCCGGCGAGATGAAGGGCGTCAATGAAAACCTGCGCTTGATCCTGTCGCGCATTGCTGAGCGGGGCATGCAATGAGCACCGCCGACCGCATGGCCGAACTCGACCGCCGCCGCGCCATCCTGGCCGCGCTGCAAGTTGCACCCGCCTACATGATGCCGGTTCGCGCCCTGCGCGAGCAGCTCGCCCTGGTCGGCTACAACACCAGCCTGGACCGGCTTTCCACCGATTGCGCCTGGCTGGCCGAACAAGGCCTGGCCGACTGGACCGGCATCGTCGCCACCCTCACCGATCGCGGCTCTGACGTGGTGATGGGGCGGGCGATGGTGCCGGGGGTGAAGCGGCCGGAACCGGGGGATGTGGCATGAACACCGTCGGCGCCTTATCCATCGCCATTGCCCTGGTCATTGGCCTATCCGACATCGCCAGCGCCCTGCGCCACATGGAAATCAACCTAATCCAGACCATCAAAGTGCAAGACCAACCAACCCCGCCGGCAAGGGTCGGCAAGGCAACCTGATGGCCCACGGCGAAGACACCCGCCGCGCCGTCCGCGCGGCCTTCGTGTTTGATCAGCTCAGCCTGGAACTGGCGGCGATCAAGGCCGAAGTGCCGGTGGCCACCGCCCGACGCTGGATCCGCGAGGCCCGCGCGGCGGGTGACGACTGGGAGCGGGCAAGGTCCGCCCAGATGATCGCCGGCGGCGGCCTGGAAGACGTGGTGCGGCAGACGCTGGCCGTGGTGGTGCAGCAGGTGCAAGCCACGGTGGAGCTGATCCAGCAATCGCCGGACATGGAACCGGCCACCAAGGTGCAGATGCTGGCCAGCCTGGCCGATGCCTACAATAAGATCATTAGCGCATCGAAGCGGTCGATGCCGCAGACCGACAGGCTTGGCGTGGCGATGGATACCCTCAAGCGCCTGACCGAATACGCCAAGTCGCGTTACCCCGGCAACCTTTCCAACCTGGCGGAAATGCTGGAAGGGTTTGGCGAGGAAGTGGTGAAAGCGTATGGCTGAGAAAGTCATAACGGCCGAATATCACTGGCGCTTGCGGGTCAATACGCCAGAAAGCCGGCGCGAGCGTATCGGCGCGTGGTTGGATCGCCTTGCAACCCGCATAGATGGCCGACCGCGTACCGCCTACAAGATTTCCACCGTGCCGGAAATTCCGCGCGTGGTCATGCTGGAGTGCATTTCCACCGGCCATGTCATGGTCGAGCGATCGCTTGAGTCTGCATGCCGAGCCGAGGCCGAAGAATCTGTGCTGCGTCAGTGGTGCCCAGAGTTGTTTGCTGACTGATGTCCACCAAACCCACCACCGAAAAAGACTTCCGCGCCGAACTGGCCGACCTGGCGCGCGAGTTGCGCGGCGAAATCCAGGCGCACCAGATCGGCCTCGACCCGTCGCCGGCCGCGCGCCTTGCGCGGCGCCGCCGCGTGCTGGTCGATCGTGATTTCGAGTTCTTCGCCTACACCTATTTCCCGCACCACATCCGGCCTCCGACATCGAGCTTTCACCGGCACTTCTTCGTCCGCTACCCGCAACTGCTGGACGCGCCAAGCGGCTGCAAGGAATGGTGGATCGCCCCGCGCGGCGAGGCCAAATCGTCGCTGCTGACCAAGGTCGGCCCGTGCTGGGTTGCTGTGCGCGCGCTGCTGCAACGCGAGGCGGTACGCCAGGAACTGGGCTGGACCGGTGAGCTGCCGTATTTCGTCGACTACCTGACCTTGCTGGGCGCGGAAACCAAGCTGCCCACCAAGCTGCTCGAAGTCGTTAAAACCGAGCTGACAGTTAATGCGGCCTTGAACCTCGATTTCCCGGAGGCCTGCGGCCGGGGCGTGCAGTGGAAGGTCGGCGAGTTCGTCAGCGCCGCCGGCGTCAAGTTCGAAGCCTTCGGCGCCGAACAGGCGATCCGGGGCACCTTCCACGGCGCAAGCCGGCCCAAGCTGCTGCTGGGCGATGATCTGATTACCGACAAGGAAGCCAAGAGCCCGACCGAACGCGACCACCGCTGGGACTGGCTGGAAAAGGCCATCGACTACCTCGGCCCGCCGGATGGATCGGTGAAGTACATCGGCGTTGGCACCATCCTCAACAAGGATGACCCGATCAGCCGCGCCAAGCGCACCGTCGGCCACCTTGTGCACCACTTCCGCGCCATCGAGGCCTTCCCAGCTCGCATGGATCTGTGGGATGAATGCCAAGCGGTCATGCTCAACGATGACAAGGCGGTGATGGAATACGCCGCCGAGCGCGGCGAGGTGTGCCCCGATGAGAGACTGCCGTCTTACCAGTTTTACACCCGGTGTAAAGACGACATGAACATCGGCGCGGTGATCTCCTGGCCGGGCGTGCGCTCGCTGTACTGGCTGATGCGCCAGCGTGCCAAGAACCCCAAGGCCTTCGGTACCGAGCTGCAAGGTGACCCGCGCAGCGATGAAGACAAGGTGTTCCAGGCGGTGAAGTTCTGGGTGCTGCGCTCCGAACGCTGGCGCATGTTCGGCGCCTGCGACCCGTCCATCGGCAAAGGCCAAAACTCAGATCCATCCGCCATCCTGATCGGTGGCTACGACACCTATCGCCAGAAACTCAACGTCATCCACGCCGAGATCAAGCGCCGCGTGCCCAGCAAGCTGGAGACCGATCTGATCAGCGCGCAACGTGAGTACAAAACCCAGGCCTTTGGCTTCGAAAACAATGGTGCCTTCGAGGGCATGCGGCAGAACATCGTCCGCAGCGCGTTGCGTGCCGGCGTGGCGCTGCCGATGATCGGCATTACCGCCGTGGGCGATCTGGAAAGCCGCGTCGATGCCCTGGAGCCGTTCATTACCGACCAGATGGAGCCGCGCATCCTGTTCTCGCCCGTCCTGATCGCGCTGCTTGCCGAGCTGGATAGCTGGCCCGAAGCGCAACCCAACCACCACTACGACGGCCTATCCGCGCTGGCCATTCTGTGGATGCTGGCGACCACCCGCTATCAGGCCAACGAATGGCAATCCAGCGGCACGCGCAGCGCCGCCGGCGGCGGCATGGCCGGCTACCTATAAGGGCATCCCATGGCAGAAACAACCGACACCCCCGGCAAACCCAATACCGACGAAGTCGCCAGCGCGCTGGACGGGCGCGACATCACCCGTTTTTGGCTCAACCCGTTGACCCTGCAACCGCCAGACGACAATGTGTTGATGACGCGCGGCACTGGTGATTACACGCTTTACCGCGAAGTACTGCGCGACGATCACGTCAAGGCCGCTTTGCAACAGCGCGTCAACGCGGTCACCTCGCGCCCGTGGGAAGTGCGGCCCGGCGGCGAAAAACGCATCGACAAACAAGCCGCGCTCTACCTGGAAGAGCAGCTGGAAGCGCTGCGCTGGGATGCCATTACCGAAAAGATGCTGGCCGGCGTGTTCTACGGCTACGCGGTGGCGGAAGTGCTGTGGAAGACGGATGGCGTGCGTATCGGCATTGATGAAATCAAAGTACGCGATCGCCGCCGCTTTGCCTTCGATGGCGCCGACCGCCTGCGCCTAAAAACCCGCGCCATGCCGCAAGGCGAGCTGCTGCCGGAGCGCAAATTCTGGCACTTCTCCACCGGCGCCGACCATGACGACGCGCCCTATGGTCTGGGCCTGGCGCACTGGTTGTATTGGCCGGTGTGGCTCAAGCGTAACGGGGTCAAGTTCTGGGCCAATTTCCTGGAAAAGTTCGCCAGCCCCACGGCCATGGGCACCTTCCCGCCCGGCACCTCGCCCACCGATCAGGCCAACCTGCTGGCCGCGCTCAGCGCCATCCAGACCGACAGCGCCATCATTTTCCCGGACGGCATGAACGCCAGCCTGCTCGAAGCCACGCGCGGCGGAACGGCGGATTACGCCACCTTCGCGGCGGCGATGAATGCCGCCATCCTGGTGATCACCATCGGCCAGACCGCCAGCACGCAAGGCACACCGGGCAAGCTGGGCAATGACCAGAATCAAAGCGAGGTGCGCGCCGACATCAGCAAGGCCGATGCCGACCTGGTCTGCATGAGTTTCAACGCCACGGTAGCGCGCTGGCTGACCGAATGGAATTTCCCCGGCGCCGCGCTGCCACAGGTGTGGCGCATCATGGAAGAAGAAGACGACCTCAACACCCGCGCCGAACGTGATGTGAAGCTGACCAGCATCGGCTACAAGCCAAGCCTGAAATACATCCAGGACACCTACGGCGGCGAGTGGGAAGCAGCGGCGCCAGCACCCGCCACGCCGAGCACGTTGCCGGCGGCGGGCGTGGCCGTTGTCGCCAAGGGAACCGCTGAATTTGCCGACCCCATCCCTGAACCTGATACCCCGGATACCCAGGCCGCCCGTCTGGCCGCTGACACGGCCAATGCCATGACAGACCTGATTGCCGAGGTCGGCAAAATGGTTGCCGCCGCCGCATCAATCGAAGACCTGCAACGTGACCTGGTCAACGCCTACGGCAATCTCGACACCGAGGAATTAACGCGGATCATGGCGCTGGCCTTCGCGGCGGCGGAACTGGCGGGCATGGTCGAGGCGGGCAGCAATGCCTGACCCGCTGAAACTTGCGCTGAACCTGCCCTTTCAAGAGCAGATCGACTTCTTCCGCGCCAAGCTCAACCTGCCCACCGAACGCTGGGACGATATCTGGAAAGGCGCACACGACCGCGCCTTTGTCGTGGCCGGCGCCATGAAGGCGGATCTGCTCGACGATCTGCGCCAAGCTGTCTCGCCGCTGCAACGTGGCACGCTGGATGCGTTCCGCAAGGATTTCAAGCGCATCGTGGCGCAACACGGCTGGACCGGCTGGACCGGAGAAGGCAGCAAAGGTGGCGAAGCCTGGCGCACCAAGGTGATCTATGAAACCAACGTACGCACCAGCCATGCCGCTGGGCGTTACCGGCAACTGACCGACCCCGATAGCCTGGCTGCAATGCCGTATTGGCGCTATGTGCATAACGACAGCGTGATGCACCCGCGCCCACAGCATCTGGCCTGGAACGGCCTGACCTTGCGACACGATCATCCATTCTGGCAGACCCACTTTGCACCCAATGGCTGGGGCTGTCGCTGCACTATCGTTGCGCAAAGCCAGCCGGGCAGCGGCGATAAAGCCACACCGCCGGATGGCTGGAACGCCATTGATGCCAAGACCGGCGAGCAGCCTGGCATCGACAAGGGTTGGGGGTATGCGCCGGGCGCCAACGCAGTCACCCCGCTACGTGAGCTGATCGACCAGAAGCTGATCAAGCTGGATGCGCCCATCGGCGCGGCGATGTGGCAAGAACTCAAGCCGGCACTGGCGATGGAGCGTGAGCTGGAATGGTGGAAAACGCTGGATGAATTGTCGGCGGACCCGCACGCACGCGGTAAATCGTTTGTAGTGGGCGCGCTCTCACCAGAGACGGTGAACTGGCTGAGCATCAACGGCAAACCACAGCCGATTTCCGCCGAGGTTGCCGTGTTAGACAACCTGCCGAAAGGGGTGAAGCAGTTGCGCCATGAGGCCGACCAGAATGGTCTGACCATGGAAGAATGGCGGGCGTTGCCGGCGCTGCTGGATAAGCCCGGTGCGATCTACTACGACACGGGGTCTGGAAATCTGGTTTATGTGGCGGACGGCGTTGGGCCCAACAAGGCAGCGGTGGAATTTGTCGGCAAAGCCGTGAAACGGAATGGAGTTAACCAGATTACAACTGCCTTCCGGGTAGATGACAAAACCATCGCCGGTGCGGTAAAGGGTGGTAAGTGGTTGCCCGTTGAAGTGTCTGGCCGCCGGGTGGGAGTCGAACCCACATAAGCGACGGCAATTGCCGCCTTCCTTTTTCCGATTCAATGCACTGCGACGACCAGACAAGCCAAGGATAGCAGATGACACCCGCAGAACAACAAGCCTACGAATTCGGCGAACAAGCCGCCATGCGTGGCCTGTCCCGCGATGACTGCACCCTGCGCAGGCATGATCTGAAGGCACACTGGCTGCGCGGCTGGCATGCCTGGCACAACGCGCAGTCAACACCAGAACCGATTGATGCCAGCCCGACAGCCCGCGCCCATCTGGCAAAACTCAAGGCCATGCTCAAATGATTACCATCGAAATTGATAACCGCAGCGTGCTCACTGCACTGAACAATCTGGCCGGGAAAATCGACAACATGCGCCCGGCATTTGCCGAGATCGGCGAAAAACTGAAGGAATCAACCCAGGCCCGCTTCAATACCAGCACCGGGCCGGATGGTCAGCGCTGGGCGCCAAACAGTCAGGCGACGATTTTGAGCTACCTGTCCGGTAAGTCTGGCAGCTACCAGAAGAAAAGCGGCAAGATCAGCGCCAAGGGATCAGGCTACGCCATGAACAAGCGGCCACTGGTTGATACTGGCCAGCTTCAAGGATCGATCATCTGGCAGCACATCGATAACGGCGTTGTAATTGGTACCGATCGTTTCAGCGATTCCGAGAATGGCGGATGGGAGGCAGGCGCTGCCGTGCACCAGTTCGGCAACAAGAAAGGCACCATTCCGGCGCGGCCGTTTTTGGGTGTCAGCGATGAGGATGAGCAAAGCATCCTGTCGATATTGAGCCGGTATCTGGGGCAGCCATAAAAAACCCCGGCTCATGGCCGGGGTAGGGAAACGCTGTAGAGCTCGCTGGCTGCGTTCAAGTAACAAATAGATGCCGTGACATAGGCGGCAGTCTTTCAAGCGATTCCTTGCGGAATTAGCCGGCGTCAACCGGCGTTAAACTGTTGGTGTTTTCTTGAGCCGAATGCGCGTTGTGATTTTTCTCCATCCTCGGTGTGGATACAGCGGGCAATCGGTCGATTTGCAGTCGCGCACGGCAGCTTTGGTGACGGATGGATTTTCAGTGCTAGCGCCGCCCATGCAGTCAAAGCAAAACGCAGCAATCGCCAGCAAAGACGACTTTGGACGAGCCAACGCGGCTTCGCGTGGTGTTTTACGGGTTTCGCTCATGACGCTCTCCTTTTTTGCTTGCTCAGTAGTGTATCCAGCTTCGCCTCGATAGAGTTCAGCCGCTGCGCTAGGTCGTCTTGCGGCGCGGCCTCAGCCAACAGCACGCGGGCGCGCTCGGCGGCCAATTGCCGAATTAACGCCGCCTCAATATCATGTTGATGGTTTGACGCGGTACGCATAGGGAAGGGGATGATCATAGCCATGATGGACCTCATAGATTCAGTTGCGAACACCGCCGGTTAGTAGTCGGCGGGTGGTCGGGTCTCAACTGGGCTCTATGGAAGCCCGGCGCTCATTCCCCTTGCGGGTGTTGTATTCGGCGCTCTCGACCCGACCAGAAAAGGAAACGCCCACGGGTAAGGTGGGCGGCAGTGGCTGCTGATCGGTGCAGCTACCGCCATAGCATTCAGTGCGGCCAGTATAGGCCGGCGTTTTGTTCTGTGCCAGGGTAAAAAAGTGCGGCTACGAAAGCTGCGCCAGCCAGATTTCCCGCTGGCCTACGCCAGCATCCCCCGCCCCCATCCGCTGCCAGAAACTGGCGGCCATGGACAAAGCGCCCCTCCCCCCGATTCACTTCTTCCGTCCTGGCGTGCATACCGCCATGTCCGGGCAATCCATCGAATTCAGCGCTGCTGATCTGGCCGCTGCTGCTGCTGCCTATGATCCTGCCAAGTGGCAAGCGCCTATCGTGGTGGGGCACCCCGCCATTGATGCGCCGGCCTATGGCTGGGTTGAGGCGGTGCGCGATGAGGCCGGCCAGTTGTATGCCGACGCCGGACAGGTGGAGGCGCAGTTTGCCGACATGGTGCGTGCGGGGCGATTTAAAAAAGTTTCTGCCGCCTGGTTCATGCCGGAACATCCGCGCAACCCCACACCGGGCAGCTACTACCTGAAGCACATCGGTTTTCTGGGGGCGGCCGCGCCTGCCGTGTCTGGCCTGAAGCCGGTCGAGTTTGCCGCCGACGCTGCCGATGTGCTGATTGTGTCCTTTGCCGGCGAGTACGACGACAGCGTCAACGCTGGCCTGTGGCGCAGTCTGCGTGAGTGGTTTATCGGCAAGTTTGGCCTGGACGAGGCCGACAAGATCGTCCCCGGCTATTCCGTGGCCACGCTGGAAGATGCCGCCCGCCAGGAAATCGCAGAAGCGCCCGCAACCAATTCCGTAGTCCCCATGCCGGTCTATGCCGACCCCATCCAACCCAAGGAGACCCAAGTGACCCCTGAAGAGAAAGCCGCCATTGAGGCGCAAAACGCCGCGCTGGCCAGCGAACTGGCCGCGCTCAAGGCCGAAAAAGCCGCTGCCGACCGCCTGGCGCTACACGCCGAAAACGCCGCCTTTGCCGATGGTCTGGTCAGAGCCGGCCGTCTGGTCCCCGGCATTGCGCCGCTGATCGTGGCTACGCTGGATCACCTGGCAGCTACCGAGGCCCCGGCCTTTGGTGAGGGCGATGCCGCCCAGCCGTTGCCGGCGGCGCTGAAAGCAGCGCTGTCTGCTGCGCCGGTAGTGGTTGACTTTGCCGAGCGCGGCGCCGACCGCCCTGGCGATGCGCCAGCCGAGAGTATGAGCCGCGAGGCATTTGATTCGCTAACCCCAGAACAACGCATGACCAAGGCTTTGGCCGGCGTCCGCATCAACGGTTAATCACCAGGAGATAACCCATGGCCAATACCCTCACCAACCTGATACCGGATATTTACCAGGCGCTGGATGTCGTCTCGCGCGAGCTGACCGGGTTTATCCCCAGCGTGACCATAGACGCCGTCGCCAGCCGTGCAGCGCTGAATCAGACGGTGCGCTCGTTTGTCGCGCCGGCTTCCAGCGCTACCGACATAACGCCGGCTGTCACGCCGCCAAACGATGGCGACCAGGCCATCGGTAACCGTACCATTGCCATCACCAAGGCGCGCCGTGTGCCATTTCGCTGGGCCGGCGAGGAGACCTTGTCAGTCAACGGCGGCCCTGGGCAGGCGGCTATCCGTCTGGCGCAAATTTCGCAGGCAATCCGCACGCTGGTCAACGAGATCGAGTCTGACCTGGCCGCGTTGCATATTGCTTCCAGCCGGGCGACTGGTACCCCCGGAACAACGCCGTTTGGTACATCGGGTGATTACACCGATTCTGCGCTGGTGCGCAAAATCCTGATGGATAACGGCGCCAATGAAAGCACGCTGACGCTGGTGCTCAATACCGCCGCCGGCGCCAACTTGCGCGGCAAGCAGATCATGGCGGCCAGCCGCGATGACAGCCTGTTGCGGCGCGGGGTGTTGATGGATGTGCACGGTATGGCAATCCGCGAATCCGCCCAGGTACGCACTTTTACCAAGGGCACCGGCGCCAGCGCGACGACCAACGCCGCTGGCTACGCCGTGGGTGCTACCGCTATCACGCTGGCCGCCGCCGGTACCGGCGCCATCCTGGCTGGTGATGTCATCACGTTTGCTGGCGACACCAACAAATACGTGGTCGCCAGCGGCACGGCTGCGGTCAGTGGTGGCAGCATCACTCTGGCCGCGCCCGGCTTGCAGCAGGCCATCCCGGCATCGGCTACCGCAATTACCGTGCTGGGCAACAGCGCGCGCAATATGGCGTTTAGCCGCTCTGCCATCGTGCTGGCGCAGCGCCTGCCCGCGTTGCCGGATGGCCGTGACATGGCCGATGATCGCACCGTGGTCACCGACCCGGTTTCCGGCCTCTCGTTCGAGGTCTCCGAGTATCGCCAGTATCGCCAGGTGCAATATGAGGTCGCAGCCTGCTGGGGCGTGGCGGTCATGAAGCCGGAACACTGCGCGCTGTTGTTGGGCTGATGATCATGGCGCAGCCTAAAACCCTGCGCATCGTTGCCACAGACCCCGCTACGCAAGGGGCGTTTGTGGTGATCGATGCCGATCAATATGCCCCAGAATTGCATACCCTGGCAGTGGAGCAGCTACCGCAGGCGCCAGATGCGGCGCCTGCGGCCAAGGCCGCAAATCCCAAAACCGCGTCACGCGGAAAAACCTGAGGGTGTAAACCATGCCGATGATTAACCCAGGCGACACCCATACCAACCGGCTGGAGTCTGGCGAGAGGCTGGATGTCGTCGGTCAAGCAATTGTAGAAATTGGCGGTGCAACACACGCCGTTCCGGCCAACGTGGTCCGGAGGTTTGGCCCCTACCGCAACGGCGCCAGCTACCGCATCACGGCCATTGATGCTGTGTACGTCAACAAGTCGAGCGATAACGCAAATGCCCGTTACGCCATTACCTGCTTGCAAGCGCTCAGTTTTGGCGATTCTGGCCTGGCCGTTGCCCCCGGTACGGCCGAGACCTTCATCGGGCCGGAGATACTGATTCCGGGCGGCACGATCAAGCCCGGCGACATCATTCGGCAAATATCCTTTGAGGAGTTCAGCGGCACGCTGGATGCTGGCGCACGTACATTGCGGGGGCGGTTATCCGCCACGCCGGGGGTGGATGGATCATCTCCATTATTGTCGACTACAACGACAACCAGCACAGGTAACATTGTTCAGGTTGTCGATAAAATTAACGTGTTTACCAGCAACGCACAACGGCGGTCTTTGCCAAACTCTGTGTTTGCGTCTGGCGCCAATACATCTCCATCCTCCGTTGCCACACTCCCCGACCTATCCACAGACTGTTGGTTACGCCTCTCTGCGCAAAATGCTGCGGTAACCACCACGCAAACTATTTTCCATTTCAGCCTGTGGCTGGAACGCGGAGTGATGTGATGCGCACCCTGACTATTGATCAATTCCTGACTGATCAGCCACCGTTCGGCGGCGCTCTGCGTAACGATGGCATGGTTGATGTGTACGACAGCGCGGATGAACGCCCCACAGTTGTAACCACTCTGCCGCGCCTGATCGACGCCGCCGAATTCCGCGACCGTTTTACCGCTGCTGAACTGGCGGGCGTATCTGCGCTGGCATACTCCGGCGCGGGCGATGTGGGCGCGCAACTGCTGCTGCTGCGCGTGGCCACCAACCGTGATGGCATCGATCTGGACAGCGCCGATGTCATCGCTGGCGTGGATTACCTGATCAGCAAGGGTAAGCTGGCAGCCAGTCGCAAGGCCGAAATCCTGGCATGACCTACGCCCTGCAAGCCGACCTCGAAGCCCGCTACGGCGACGAGGTGGCGCAATTCGTTGCCGCCAATGCCGCCGCGGTAGCGCAAGCCCTGGCCGATGCCGATGCGCTGATCGATGGCTACCTGGCCGGCCGCTACAGCCTTCCCCTGGCCAGCGTGCCGCCCATCCTCAAACAGTACGCTTGCGACATCGCGCGGTACCGGCTTTATAGCGATGCGGCAAACGATGTGGTTCTGGCGCGCTACAAAGACGCGGTGAATTACCTCACCCGCCTGGGCTCCGGCCAGATCAGCCTGGGGGTGTCGACCCCAGAACCCGTCAGCGGCGGCGTCAGTTTCAGCACGCCCGGCCGCGTGTTCGACGCGGACAGCTTAGGCGCGATGTAGCCCCGTAGGGCGCAATAACCAACGGGCATTGCGCCTGCTGTCCTAGGCCAGCATCCCCTTTATCGCGCGCACGCGGCAACATCGCCGCCATGCTGCTAACGCCCATCGTTTCCCGCCTTTCTGCCCAGTGTCCGACGCTGACGCAGGCGCTCTATGCCCTGTCCGGCGCGGTGCCGGTCACTTACCCGGCGGCCTATGTGCTGCCGCTGTCAGAGACCGCAGGCGAGAACCCGTTACTGGGTGTTCACAGCCAGATCATCACCAGCCGTTTCGGCATAGAAATCATGCTCAAGCACGCCAGTCAGGCCGCCAGTGGCGGCCCGGCAGCCGAGTTGCTTGAGTCAGTGCGCGCTGAAGTGATGGCCGCCCTGAAAGGCTGGCAACCCTCGCCCGCCTATGACCCCATTGCGTTTGTCAGCGGTCGCCTGGTCGAGTTTCAAGCCGGCATGGCGGTCTGGCGCGATGAGTTTTCCACCCGCTTCGATAGCCGCTCTTAGGAGACCCCCATGCCCCAGCCCGACACCTCCCAAAACCCCGCCGATTACGGCCGCGTCCGCCAACCGTATCAGGGCGCCGATTCGCAGCCGGCGCCGGATGCAGCACCTGCACCTGAGCCCGCGCCGGCCAAGGTCAAGCCGGCCAAGTCTGCAACTACTGCCCAGGAGGGCTAACTCATGGCCCGTTACATCCGCAATTCAGTCGTGCTGGCTAAGGTCGAAGCCACCTACGGCGCCGATGTTGTGCCTACCCCGGCGGCCAACGCGCTCCTAGTCAGCAATCTGTCGATCAAGTACAACTACAACAACGTCGATCGCGCCTTGGTACGCCCGTTCTTCGGCGGCGCCGAACAACTGGCCGGCACGCGCAATATCGAAATCGATTTCGACGTGGAAATAGCCGGCTCCGGCGCCGCCGCCACTCCCACAGCATGGGGCCCGCTGCTGCAAGCCTGCGGTATGACGCAAACCATCGGCGCGAGCTGGGTTGCCTACGATCCCAATACCGACGGCGCTGCCACCAAGAGCGTATCCATCTACTTCTATGACGATGGCGTACTGCATAAAGCCTTGGGCTGTCGCGGCACGGTCGAATTCAAGATGGGCGCTGGCGAACGCCCATTGATGTCCTACAAGTTCACCGGCATCGACGGCGGCGCCACGGCCGCCACCCCCAGCGCGTCGACCCTGACCGCCTGGAAAGCGCCAGTCACCATGACCGATACCAACGCCGGAGACGTCATGCTGGGCGCGGTCACCTGGTCGGCCGGCGCGTTGTCCGGCGGGACCACCTTCCCCAGCAAGGGCCTCAGCCTCAACCTGGGCAACTCGGTCAATCACAGCACGTTGCTGGGCGGCGAGAGCGTCGACATCACCAACCGAGAGGTCACCGGGGCGATCAGCATTGATCTGGATGCCGCCGGCGAAGTAGCGGCCATGACCGAGGTCAACGCCAACACCCTGACGGCGCTGGGTTTCCAGTTCGGCACGACCACCGGCTACAAGGTCCAGCTATACGGCCCCAAGGTGCAGCGCATCAACCCGAAAAAAGAGGAGCAGGACGGCCGCCGACTGATCGGCTTCGACCTGCGCTTTACGCCGAACGCCGGCAATGACGAACTGAAGATTGTGACCCTGTGATGAACTTAGATACCTACATCAACCAACCCACCCTGTGCCTGGTCGGCGGCAAGACGCTATCCGTTTCCCCGCTCAAGGTCCGCCAGATTCCGGGTTTCACCCGCGCCATTTCACCGGTCATGGGGCCGCTTATGGCGGGTGAAATACTCACTGCCGTTGCAGTGGCGGGCGATGACCTGGTTCGCGCGGTCAGCATTGCCACCGGCGAGCAGGTTGAGTGGCTGGGCGATCTGGATGCCGATGACTTCGTCAAACTCGCCAGCAAAGTGCTTGAGGTTAACGCCGATTTTTTCGTCCATCGGCTGACCCCGGTCATCAGCCAGGTCAGCGAGAGTCTCAGCAGGATTCTTGGGGCGACGCATTCGCCATCCTCCTTGCCGGAGGACTGGCCTGGCGAGAGTGCACAGACCTGACGCTCGCCCAAATGACCGGCCTTGTCGCAGCCATACAGCGCCAGCAGGGCCGGGCGCAAGCGATGCAAGCCGTTGCGCTGCGCACGGCAGCATGGGGTGAGGCAGCCGACTTCAGGCAGTTGGTGGATCAGTTGAACGGGGTAGAGGCCCGCGTGATTGCCGACGATGGCGAGCGGGATGCAGCGCTGGCGGCGTTTGGGCTCAGGATGAGCGGAGATGGCGCGTGAGACGTTCGTACTCTTTTTTGAACCCGGTCTTGAACGTCTGTACGCCCATGACGACCAGCAATGTCGTAATCAGCAGCGATAGCCACGGCCCAAGCAGTAAGAACAGCACCCCGGCACAAAGCGCACCGAAGGCCAGCATCATCAGGAAAGCGATCAATTCAAGCATGTGGAAAATATAGCATGGCTACCAATATGCAAGGATTGATGATCCGCATCGCCGCTGATACGAAGCAGGCGAACGAGATGCTGAAGCAGCTTTCAGACCAATTCAAAGGAATCGGTAAAAGCAGCAAAAGCGCGGCGGACAGCACTGAAAAGCTGAAGGAAAAGCTGGCCGGTATGGGCCACCTTGGCGGCGCAATCTATGCCCTGCAAAACGCATTTCAGGCGGTTGGTGCCTCCCTGTCCGGTGCTATGCGATCTGCCGATGAATTCAGCGTATCGATGGCGCAAATTGGCATTGCCAGCAAAGCGCTGGGAAATGCTGCAGAGACTCAGCGCGCAATATTTGAGATGGCGCAGTCTGCCGGCGCAAAGGTTGAAGATGTGGGGAGTGTCTATGTCTCGATTGCGCGTAATGCAAGCGAGCTTGGCCTGACGCAACAGCGGGTGATGGGCATCACGCAATCGCTGACCGATGCCATCAAGGCCATGGGGGGCGCCACGCCCAGCGTGACCGCTGCACTCCAACAGTTCGGCCAATCCATCGCCAGCGGACAACTGCGCGGCGATGAACTGCGCTCTGTGATGGAGCAATTCCCGGTATTGAGCAACGCGATCGCCTCCGGCCTTGGAAAATCCATCGGAGAGCTTCGCCAACTGGGCGAGGCCGGTAAATTGACCGTCACGGAAGTGCTGGGCGCAATCGAGAAATCTGCGCCTACGCTGGCTGCTGCCGCCGCCGGCATACCGCTTACCTTTGCCGCCGGCATGAACAAGTTGGGCAATGCCAGCGGGCAGGCACTGGATGCCCTAAACAAGAGCATTGGCGCATCCAGCGCATTCAATGCAGCGATCGGTGCCGTCAGTGTAAACATGGATGCTCTGGTAAAGGGCGCATTCGCACTGTTGATCACCGCCCTGACGGTATCCGCTGCGCTGATTGCCAAGAAAACCGTTGGGCTTGGCTTCTATGTTGTTGCCCAGGCTGCTGCTGCACAAGCCACGCTGCGCGCAGCAGCATCCGAGGCTGCCTATGCAGCAACGCAAGCGGCAAATGGGCTTGGCAGCGTCATTGCCGTAAAAAAACTGGCGGATGCGAAAGACGCTCTGGCCAAGGCAACTACGCTGGCCGGCGGCGCGCTATCACGTTTTGGAACGGCCGGAACGCTGGCTGGCCAGGCAATCCAATTATTGGGCGGACCCATTGGCGCAAGCATTACGGCAATTGGGCTGCTGGGCGCTGCATGGATGGCATGGGGTAACTCGGCAAAAAGCGCATCTGATAAGGCCATCGAAGCATCAAAGAAAGCGCGCGAGGCTACCGTTGGCGACTCCACCGAGATGATTCGGCAAAAGATTCTGGAAATGCAGAGTCAAAACGCCAGTCTTGGCGTTGAAGCAGATCGGCAAAAGGAGAAAACCAAAAGCGCGTTCGCTACGGCTGGTACGCACATGACGCTGCGCGATATCAACCTGGAAATAAACGCCAACAATAACGCCATCGAGCGGCTTCAAGCGTTGCTGAAAGATTCCGCATCTGGCGCCGGCGGATATCTGCGCGCCTATCTTGAGGATGCAACTCGCCTAACCAAAGAGCAGGAAAAACAACGTGCGCTGAAGGAGGAAGAAAAAGCGGCCAATCAGATCCTGGCGAGGCTGGCGGAAGACCGCAAAAAAGGGGGCGTATTCAGGTCTGATCAGGACTATTCAGACGCCGTTAAAAGAGTGCGCGCTGCTCATGGCGAGGCAGTGAAGGAGATCACAAAAAAATTCACTGGAACAGATGATAAAGCTGCCCTAAAGCGCATCACAGATACCCAAAAAGCGGAATTCGACGCGGCGATGGAGGTTGAGGATTACCGCATCGAGCAGGAAACCAAGCTCAAACTCGCACAACGTGAAGCCGGCCGGCAGTTGGCCAGTACGGGGTTCGCAGGTGATAGCGAAACCATGGACATGATCCGCCAACAAGCCGAGCAGATCAGCCAGTTCTACAGCCAGATTGCCAGCGGCGAAGATGTGACCGCCGCGTTCGACGCCAGCCAGGCGAGGCTGAATAGCATCCGCAGCAGACTGGATGCCGAGGTCAGCATCGGCCTCAAGTCGCAAACTGCCGCGCAGATCGAACTGCGTCAGGAAACCGGCAAGTTGGGCGATGAGTTGTCCGGATCGCTGTTACCGCGACTGCGCCAGTTGATCGACGCCGCGCCCGATGACGCCACCCGCGAGAAATGGCGCGCCCTGTACGCCGAAATCGGCGGCATGCAGGCCACCGGCAAACAGGTTGGCCCGTTCGCAGGATTGCAAGCGGGTTTAAATGATTACGCACAAACGGTCACAGACACTTTCAGCACCGTGAAAACCTCCGTCTCCGGTGCATTCAAGGGGATGGAAGACGCCCTGACCCAGTTCGTTATGACTGGGAAACTCGATTTCAAGAGCCTGGCAAACAGCATCATCGCCGACATGGTGCGCATGGCTGTCCAAGCAAGCATCACCAAGCCGCTCGCCGGCCTGTTCAGTAACCTGGTCGGCAGTTGGTTCGGCGGTGCCGGCTCTGCCGCCTCAGTTTCATCGGATGCCGTAACTCTCGCTGCGATGAACCCCTACGCCAAAGGTGGCACGCCTCCGGGTATCAGCGCCTGGCGCAACCAGATCGTGGATAAGCCAACCTTTTTCGCCAAGGGCGGCATCATGGGCGAGGCGGGACCCGAAGCCATCATGCCAATATCCAAGGGGCCAACTGGCCGCCTGGGCGTAGATGCAAGCGGTCTTGGCACCAGTGTGGTCGTCAATGTCATCAACAACGCCAGCGGCACACAGGCGACCAGCCGCGAGCGGAGTGATGGCAGCGGCGGCAAGATCATTGATGTGCTGATCGAGCAGGTCAAAGGGGCCATTGCCGGAGATATTGCGCGGGGTAACGGCCCAGTGTCCGGGGCGCTGGCTTCAACCTATGGCCTCAACCGCGTAGCAGGAGCGTACTGATATGCCGACCTTTCCCGCCACGCTGCCCGCACCGACATTCGACGGCTACGCACTCAGTCCGGTTGATCCGGTTATCCGTACCGAGATGGAGGTCGGCAGCCCCCGCGCGCGGCGCCGCACCAAGGCCCGCAACGACAAGATCGACGTGACGTGGATATTCACCGACGCGCAGATGGCTAGCTTCCGCACCTGGTTCGATAGCGACGCCGAAGCGGCGGGCGGCGCGGCCTGGTTTACGGTGGCGCTGGCGGTCGGCACCACCGGAATCGACGGCGTAGAGGCGCGATTTGCCGGTATCTGGAAATCGACCCTGACGCCGGGCATGAACTGGTCTGTTTCCGCGCAACTGGAAATCCGATGACCGATACCACCTTGAGCCAGGCGATCCGCGAAGCCTACGCCAGCGCCCCCGCCGATCAGGTGATTTACCACACGCTTGAATTGCGCCACCCGGCATTCAGTGCACCGATCCGCGTCGTGCGCGACTGGGCAGACCTGACCGCTACGCTCGAAGCCAGCGCACCGGCCGACCCTGGCGCAAGCGTCACTTTCGTGCGCTTCGCTTTCGACTTCACCAAGCCCGAGGTTAGCGCCAGCGGCGTGCCGCAACTGACCATCGAGATTGACAACGTAGACCGCGCCATCGTCGCCAACATCGAGGCGGCGCTGAGTTCAACCGATATGGTTCAGGCGACGTATCGGGAATACCTGAGCAGCGACCTGACAGGCCCGCAGAACGATCCGCCGATCCACATGACCATCATGAGCATCACGGCGGACGTGTTCCGCGTGAAGGCCGTCGCCGGCTTCCCTGACCTGATCAACCGCCGCTTTCCGACGACTGAATACGACTCCGAAACCTTTCCGGGGTTGGTGGTATGACCGATTACGCCGGCTACATCGGCACCCCCTGGGAAGCCGGCGCACAAGGGCCGCAGGCCTACGACTGCATGAGCTTCTTCCGCTTGATCCAGGCGCGGCATTTCGGCATTCAGGTCCCGGCCATCATCGCGCCCGACTACGAAGACCACACCGTGCTAGTGGAGTTGTTCGGCAACCATGCCGAGCGTTCGCGCTGGCAGCGGGTTGACCGTCCACGTCACGGCGATGCGGTCATCATCCACAAACCCATGCACATCGGCACCTGGCTGGAGATCGACGGCGGCGGCGTGTTGCATTGTGTGCGCGGCGCCGGTGTGGTGTTCACCTCTGACTCATCCTGGCGCATGTCGGGTTTCGGTCGGCGCGAGTACTACACGTTCCAAGGCATCAAATGACCGCCTCTGTCATCTACCTGCAACACGCGCTGGTACCCAGCAAGCGCCGCGTCGATCACGTCGCGCCGCGTAGTATCCGCAGCCTGGCGCCAGACTGGCGGCGACCGCATATTGCCGTGTTGAACGGTCAGGCGGTGCTACGCCGTGACTGGGACAGGCAACTTCACCACGGCGAGACGCTGGCCTTCATCGATGTCGAGGCGATCCCGCAGGGCGGCGGCAAGGGTGGCAGCAACCCCTTGCAGATGATTTTGATGATGGCGGTCATGATGTTTGCGCCGATGGCCGGGCTATACATCGCCGGCAATCTGGGCATGGATTTCGCTGCGGGCAGCATGCTGGAGAGCGCCATCGGCATTGGCTCCACGATGGCCGGCATGATGCTGGTCAACGCACTGATTCCACCGCCCAAGCTCACCAGCCCGCAACAAGCCGCCGCCCTCGCCGCCCCGTCGCCAACCTACAACCTGCAAGCGCAGGGCAATGCAGCCCGGCTGGAGGCGGCCATCCCGGAGCATTTCGGTCGCATGCTCGCCTACCCGGACTATGCCGCGCAGCCGTACCAGGAGTACGCCGGGAATGAGCAATACCTCTATCAGTTGTTCTGCATTGGCCGGGGTCAGTTCGACATCGAGGCGATCCGCATCGAAGACACCCCGATCAGCAGCTTTGCCGAGATCACCTACGAGATCATTCCGCCCGGTGGCGCGCTGACCCTGTTCCCGGCGAATGTGGTGTCAGCGACCGAAGTTTCCGGCCAAGACCTGCCGTGTATCGCCGGCACTTACGCCCGTAGCGGCAGCACGGTCACTGTGACAGCTACTGCACACGGTCTGGCAACGGGCAGCACTGTTTATCTGGACTTCACCAGCGGTGGGGCGCTGGATGGTACGTATACGGTGGTCACGGCGCCCACTGTCGATACATTCACGGTCACTACAGCAGCCAGCGGCACAATCGCCGCCGGGAGTACCTGCACCGTCTCGACCTGGGTTGGCCCTTTCACAGCCAATGCAGCAGCCACTCAGGCCAACTTTCTAGGCGTCGATTTCGTTCTTCCGCGAGGTCTGTATCACGCGGATGCGACGACCGGCGCGCTGGATATGATCTCTCTGGCAGCGGTTGTAGAGGCCCGCACGGTGGATGATTCAGGCACGGTATTCGGTGCCTGGTTCACGTTGACCGCCCCCAGTTATTCGGCCGCTACCACCACGCCGCAGCGGTATAGCGAGCGCAACAATATTTCGCCTGCCCGGTATCAGGTGCGGGCGCGTCGAATCGATGTCGAGCAGACCGATACGGCGTATGGGCATGACATTGCATGGGCCGGCCTCCGCGCCTATTTGCCCGACTCGCGTACCTATGGCGATGTGACATTGCTGGCAATGCGGATGCGAGCCTCGAACAACCTGTCGATGCAAGCCAGCCGCAAGGTCAACGTCATCGCCACCCGCAAGATTCCAACCTGGAACGGGACGGCTTGGAGTGCCAACACCGCCACCCGCTCGATTGCCTGGCCCATCGTCTATGTATGCAAGCAGATCGGGCTGACCGATGCACAGATCGACTTGCCGGCCTTGCTTGCACTTGACGCCACCTGGTCGGCCCGCGACGACCATTTCGACGCCCGCTTCGACAATTTCATCAGCTTCTGGGAGGCTGTTTCAAAGATTGCGGCGGCTGGCCGCGCAAAGACCTTCCAGCAGGCCGGCATTGTTCGGATCATGCGCGACCAGGCGCAAACCCTGCCGGTGCAGCTTTACAGCATGCGCAATATTGCCCGGGGGTCATTCAGCGTTGATTACTTGATGCCCACAGCAGACACTGCCGATGCCATTGATGTGGGCTATTTCGACGCGACGAACTGGGCGCCGCGCCGGGTCCGTGCAAAGCTGCCGGGCAGCACGGCAGCACGCGCCGCCAAGGTCGAACTATTCGGCGTAACCAACCGGGACCACGCTTTCCGCGAGGGCATGTATCAGGCCGCGAGCAACCGATACCGGCGCAAGCTCATCAAGTTCAGCACCGAAATGGAGGGGTTCATTCCCAGCTTCGGTGACCTTATTGCCGTGCAGCACGATATGCCGGCATGGGGTCAGGGTGGAGAGGTGGTAGCAGCAGACGTTTCCGAGTCTATTGCCCCTGTCAGCGCCTGGATGACAGTGGGCGTTAGTGCGCCAACATCCGGATCAATCGGGCCGGATGGCGTTACCTACGGCGCGATTGTCACAGATGCGAGCACAAGCGTTTATGGCTACATCTACTCACCGGAAGAAGCCGTCATCTCCGGCAATGCATACACGCAAAGTTTCTTTGTGCGTAAGGACGCAATCTCCAGCCGTTTTGTGACCATCCGGACCGACCGCTATGCCAGCGGCGGCGGGGGTACGCCGCAATACACGTACGCGAATGTAGACACGTCTACCGGCGCGTTTAATCAAATCGTAACGGCCGGCGATAGTGTATCGGTGGAGTCTTGGGGGGCGTGGTGGAAGATCACCATCATTGCCGTGGTACTCGGCAGCAACGACCGCTTGATGTACCGATTTTATCCAGGCGCTGGGGCATCTCACTGGACTTTGTCGGTTGCGGCAACGGGATCGGCCGAATTATGGACTGGCACCTTTGAAACGCTGACGCTATCCGAACCTCTGACATGGGGCAGCGGAACCCATTACATTGCACTGCGCAAGCGGGACGGCAGCGTCTACGGCCCGTACGCCTGCTATCCAGGCCCGCTACCCAATCAAGTGTGCATTCCTGGTGTGCCGGGTTTTGAGTCATACACCGGCGGCACCGAAGAACGCACGCATTACGCCTTCGGCTGGGCCGATACCTGGCGCCAGCCCGCCCGTGTCATCGCCGTCCGTCCGCGTGGGCTTTATTCGGCCGAGATCGAGGCGATCAACGAAGATGCCAACGTCCACACCGCAGAGACGGGCGAGATTGCGCCGACCATCCAGACCAGCCAACTTGCCGGCTATACCAACGCGCCCTCCATTCTGGGTCTCTCTACCCGCTCAATGCCCGCCGCGCCCGAAAAGATGCTGCTGACCTGGCAGCCTAGCCCGTGGGCCGATTACTACATCATCGAACAATCCAGCGATGGCCAGACCTGGACGCGCACCGGTGAGACATCCACCAGCAACTACACAGCGACAGCGCTCTACGGCAGCGCCACCATCCTCCGCGTGGCCGCAGTCGGCATCGCCAAGGGACCGTGGGTGCAGATCAACTATGGCAGTTCCGCCGACTATATGTGGTCGGCCGTCGACACCACCGCGATGTGGAACGCCGATTCATCAACCAAGATGTGGAGGTACTAAGTGCCCGCCCTACCCTCAGCAGCAGCATTTACCGGCGCCGGCATTACCGAAGCCCAATTCAAGACTGCACTCACCGACTTGCATGACTTCTTGTCCGGACTGCTCGGCACGGAAGGTACGCAGGCGGCAGCACTTGCGGCACTCGGCGCGGCGCTCAATGGCGTGGTCGGAAAGTCTGCTGCTTATACGGTTATTGCCTCAGATCGCGGAAATCTGATCGACGCAACCAGCGGCACATGGAGCCTGGGGTTTACCGCATCGGCAACGCTGGGTGACGGGTTTGTTGTTGGCGTGCGCAACAGCGGAGCCGGCGTCATCACGCTCGATCCCAATGCTTCAGAGTTGATCGACGGGGCAAGTACGATCACGCTGGCAGCGGGCGAATCCTGCTTGGTCGTGTGCAATGGGACGGCGTGGAAGACAGTCGGCAAAACGGTGCCTATCAGCTACCCCATTAGTGTAGCCAATGGCGGCACCGGATCAGGGGCAACGCCGACCGTATCCAGCAGCCCGCAGGCGGACGCCATCAAGGCCGTCAAACACGATCATGGTCATGCCAACGTAGGAAGCCTGGTATTTGCAGAACGACAAACTACTGGTGCAGCCGGCGCCATAACTGCTGGAAGCACGTATGCCGGGTCGGATTTACTGCCAATTGGTGAGCAATCGGATGGCTCAGCCGGCGGCACTGTTCTGTCTTCAACGATCCGAGGGGCTGCGTTATCAGGGACATGGCGTGCGCTAGGGACGGCAACCCCCTACGCCGGAAATAAAGCGGTTACGTTATTTCAACGCATCGCGTAAGGATTTCTCATGCAAATTATTTCAGCCCACTCCCCGCAATACACGCCGACCGGCGACATTGACATAACTGTTTATTTTGCAGACCTTGGAGAAGTTCCGTTCACCGCAACGCCATCTAACGACTATGGGCTGTTTGCGCGCGCTGTTGCGGGTGAATTCGGGCCAGTTACACCGTTCGTCTTGACGCTTGCCGATGCAATCGCCGCAAAACTGATCCAGATTGAGCGCGATCGCGATTTCGCCTGCATTGCCAACGTCACCGCTCACGGTCGGACCTGGCAGGCCGACAGCAGATCACAGTCTCTGCTCGGTCAGGCAATCATGCTGGCCAGCGCAGGACTTCCGCTGCCGGCTGTGTGGCGAGACGCTGACAACGGCGACATGGCGATAACTGGGATTGCTGATCTGCTGGCAATCGCTGGCGCAATCGCCGCACAAGTGCAAACGGCGTATGCAGTAAGTTGGGCGCGGAAAGCCGCAGTTGAATCTGCCGATACTGTGAGCGCGGTAGATGTTATCTAAGGCAATTACGTTGCTCATAGTGCAATAAACTTATGTGCCATTTATCGCGCAAATGTGTGCCAAATATCGCGCGTCGTTACACCTCCAGCGATCTCGCTGGCGCTTCCCATTTACGGGGCCACAAAGGAAAACGGCTCAGACATTTCTGTCTAAGCCGTTGTTCTTACTGGTGCGCCCGGCAGGATTCGAACCCACGACCCCCTGGTTC